TCTGCAAATAGACATTGTGAAGCAACCATCTACTGTTTTCTTAGGAAGATTAAGAGCTTTTGCTACATCAGCTGATGTTACATCCTTGTTGTTTACTGTTCTTAAATAGTCAATTACTGCTTTTGAATTTTCTGAAATCATTGTTTTTTTCTCCTTTATTTTTTTAATATTTTTATTTTTTTTATTTAAGAAATAACTTTCGTTATTTATCTTACATATATATTATAAAAAATTATTTTGATAAAAGCAATTCTCTTACCATATTATCTACAATAATTAAATCTTCTATAGTATCTGATTTTTCTGCCAAATCGTCTGTATATTGAATAATTTTCATTTTAGCATCTTTGATTGCATCTTCTGAAGACTTTTCATTGTCAATAATATTTTGCTGATTAGCAATAAGAATTGCATATTTTTTTAAATTTTTCTTTGTCATTTTTACTCCTTTATTGTATATATATCATATCAAAATATTTTTTTTAAATCAAGAAAAAATTTCTTTAATAAGACATTCTTCCTTGGTTTTATCATCTCTAAACCTCTTAAACACACCATGACGCAATGTAAAATCTTTTTTCATTAACTCCATACAATCTATTTCAACTACTCTATTTAAATAATTTTGAGGATGTTTAGCGAAATCTTCTCTCAAGTCATCTGTAAGACCAGACGCAATAGTACCAATTAATTTAAGATTATTATTTTCGTCATAAGCACCAACCTGAATGGCGGTTTTCCAGTTATAAAAATGACCTTTCGTTATAGGATACCAACCCTCTTCTCCATACATGCAAGTGTCAACCATAGTATAATGCTCATTATCAATTTCAAGTCTCCAATAAGGCCAACTTTCTAATTCTTTTCCAGTATATTCTATAGTTGCATCTTCAAAACCAATAAGAACTGCATCAATCGTATTAGATTTTTTTAATTTAATTGTTTGCCAAGCGGGTCTTTTCCCAAAATCATATATGCTATCTTTTCTTTTTAGAACAATGCCCTCTCCGCCTTCTGCCACGATGTTTTCAAAATTATCTCGGTTGTCGCCGCTCAGGAGCGCCGCTAATTCTATAAATTCATTATTTGTAATATTATAATCTTTACATAGTTTTGCTAAAATATTATATCTCTCTAAAGCGCCTTTCTGAGATAAATCTTCTCCATTTAATATAATAATATCATAAATATAAAAATGAAGATATCCTTCTTCCTCTTGTTTTTTAATTGCCTTAGAGGGGAGACATCCCATAATAGTCGTCACAGAATTAACTTGCTTTGTTTTATCTCCAGTGTAGATTTCTCCTATAATAACCGTGTTTTCTGGAATTTTATCAAAAGCCGCTAGTATATGAGGAACATTTGCCCCTTTTTCTGTTGGAAGACCCGTTTTTACACTTGTTGTTCTTCCAAATAAATAAGAATAGTTAGGGGTCTTATTAAATGCGTAAAAAGAACCGTCTATTTTTTCCGTTGCAAAATAGTTATCATCATTAATGATATCATCTATTGTTAAACCTCTTGTTCCTGGAAATGAATTAATTTTCATTGGTTTAAAACAAAAAGCCTCTGGATAATTTTCTTGAACTTTTTCGTTTGGGAATTGATTGTTTTGAATAATCATTTTCTTTCCTTTCCTTTTCCTTTATAAATCTATAATATAAAAATTTTTTTTCAAAGTCAAGTCGAAGAAGCGCTCTCCGAGGAGAGCACCACTTAGATCTTGGATACAGCTTGTATTTTATTAGGTTGTTTAATTGCAATAACTCCAATAGAATTTTTTCCTAGCGGATGGATATCAGATGCTTTTATACAAACAGAAGATTTATCTCCAATGATTAATATATCATCATTGTCGCTTATAAGAGCACAACCCATTACTTTACCAGTGTCTTCATTTATTTTTGAAATTAAACTACCTTTTCCTCCACGAGAATGTTTTATATAGTCATTTAAAGGAGTCTTTTTGCACAAACCATTTTCAAAGAAAACCGCTAAATAGTCGTCTTTATGTTTAATAGGTAAAATATCTTTTATTGAATCTGTAAAAGATTTAAAAGTAATAGCTTTCATACCCTTTGTTGCTCTTCCTGAAACGCCGACCGCGGTAGAATCAAATCTAATACAGTATCCTTCTTCTGTAATTACTATAACTTCTTCATCTTTTAAGAAAGTAACTTTCTTAACCTTATCATTTTCATTTAAATTGATTGCAATTAATCCATTGGAGCGTTTCGCTTTGACATATTCTTCCAACAAAGTTTTCTTTATAATTCCTTGTTCGGTAACGAATACAACGTATTCGGCATTTGTATCTTTATATAGGCTAGCTGCCGCCACGATATTTTCTTTTGCATCTATATTAATTAAGTTATTAATAAAGACACCTTTTGAAGAATTCGTACCAGCTGGAATTTTATTTACTGAAAGTTTATACATTAAACCAAGAGAAGAGAAAAACATTATTGTGTCTTGAGTGTTTGTTTTAATAATATCTTTTACAATATCAGAAGATTTAATCCCTTTTGTGCCTCTCTTTTGTGTTCTAAAAGAAGTTTTTGGAATTCTTTTAATATGATTATCTTCTGTAATGACTACAACAACGTCTTCTGGAGTTTCAATAATTTCTTCATTCTTTTTTGGTTTAGTAAAATTAATTTGTGCAATTTCTGTCTTGCGGTTTTTACCATACTTTTTAATAAATTCATTTAATTTATTAATTATAAGTGATTTTTGAGATTCTTCATTAGACAAAACAGATTCACAATTTTGAATTAATGAAATTAATTCTTTGTCTTCTTTTTGTAATTCAATAGCTTCTAGATGAGCCAAACGTCCCAACTTCATATTTACTATTGCTTCAGCCTGCTTTTCTGAGAAAGAATATTTTTTAATTAAATTAAGAACTGCATCTTTACTATCATTAGATTGCTTAATAAGAGCAATAATGTTATCAATATCTTCTAAAGCTTTTAAAAGTCCTTTTACAATTTCTTCTCTTGCTTTTGCTTTTATTAAATCAAATTCGTATTCTTTTCTTAAACATTCAAGATTATGTTTTAAATATTCTTCACAATAATCTTTTAATGTAAAAAGTTTTGGTGTTTTTCCAATTAAAGCATACTGATTTGGATTAAAAGTTTTTTGTAAATCTGTTTGAATATAAAGTTTAGTTAATACTGTTTGAGGATTATCATCACAGATTATTTCAATTAACATTCTATTTTTATCTGTTTTATTAATAATATCAGAAATACCATTTAATTCATTCTTATCTATTAGCGTTTTTAGTGACTCAATATAAGGCTCAACGTATACTTGATAGGGAAGTTCTGTAATTAAAATTTTATCTTTTTCTATTGTGGTTTTTCCTCGTAAAATAACTTTTCCTTTGCCTGTTTTATAAATTATTGGAAGCTCGTTTTTATTAATTATAATTCCACCCGTTGGAAAGTCTGGAGCGATATTATTATAATTAATTTCATTATTTTGAATATAATTAATAATGAGTTCTCCAACTTCAGTTAAATTATGAGTTAACCATACATTTGCGATTGAAACACCTATTCCTTGAGATCCATTGACCATAAGTCTTGGGAAGATGGCGGGTAGTATTGTTGGCATTTCTTCGTCTTCTGAAAAGTTTAATTTCATAGGAACATTTTTCTTTTTAATGCCACAAAACATACCTTCTTCAGTTACTTTTGCTAATCTTGCTTCGGTATATCTATCAGCAGCTGGACGAGAACCCATTACAATAGATCCGTTTGCCCCGTGCCAGTCAACTTCAGGGATATTATTTATCCATGGCTGAGACATTCTTGCAAAAGTTTCATATACTGCGGTTGTTCCATGAGGATGCCAGCTTGCACAAACTCCACCAGATATTTTAGCGCTTTTTACATGGGGTTTATTAGATAAATATCCTTTAATAAACATTTCCCATAAACAAGCTCTTTGTCCTGGCTTAAGGCCATCGCGAACATCGGGAAAGGCTCTTTCACAATTAGCTTCAACAGAGAAGTCTATAAAATCTTGATGAAGTTCTTTACATATGTCTATTGTATTATTCATAATTTGCCTCCTCTGCATGTTTTGCTATATAATCTCGTCTTAAACTTGGGTTTGGCCCCATTAATATATCAAATAAATTATTTGTTTCTTTTACATTTTCAACAGTAATTTGAACCGCATTCCTTGTTTTTGCTTCAAGCAAACATTCTGAAAGCTCATCTGGATCCATTTCACCAAGACCCTTCATTCTATTTACAAGATACTTTTCTCCCTTATGGAGATTTTTATATTCTTCAAGAGCAGTTGCATCTTTTAAATAAATATATTTATTTCCTTTCGCTGTAATTCTAAACAGAGGAGGAATAGCCACCCATATATGACCTTTTTCAACAAGCTCTGGACAGAAAAACCAAAAGAAAGTTAAAAGCAATGAACGAATATTTTCACCATCTGGATCTGCGTCAGCGCACAATAAAACCTTACCATATCTTAATTTATCTTCATCATAAATTAATTTACTTGTTTTTTTATCTATTTCTAACCCAAGTGCTTTAATAATATTTACAACTTCTTGGTTAGCTAAGATTTTTTCTAAATTATTCTTATAGCAAGAAATTATTTTACCTCTAATAGGGAATACGCCATGAATTTCACCATCTCTTGCCGCAATAAGACCACAAGCCGCGCTATCACCTTCTGCGATTAGAAGCTCACATTTTTTTCTTGATTTACTCCAAGCATCAACAAGCTTGGTTGGCATATTTTTTAATTTTATTTTTCCTTTTGATTCTGCATTACGAATTGCTTCTCTTGCTTTTTTTGCAGCTTCTCTAGCCGCGCGAGCTTTGAGAGCTTTATCAACAATGCCTTTTACTTCTTTTTCATTTATGCTTAACCATTGAGCAAGGCTTGTAGTAAACTCTTGAATTAAATCTTTTATTTCAATTCCTACAACTCTGCTTTTTACTTGTGCGTCATATTTAACTCCAGTGGTTGTTATATTGAAAATAATATACATTCCCTCTTGAATATCTTCACCAGAAAGATTTTCATCTTTTTCTTTTAACCAACCTTTTTCTCTAAAGAATTTATTAAACTCTCTTGTAATGGCTGTTTTAAAACTTGTTATATGCGGCCCTATCTCTGTTAAACCAGTATTTACATAAGGTACAATAGTAGAAGAATAATTAGATGTATATGTCATAACTAAATCTAATTTATTTTTTCCGTTTTTGTAATTCATAATAAATCTATTTTTTAAAATTTCTTTATCTTCAATATGATTATCTACATAGTCTAATAAACCATTTTCAGAATAATAATTTGTAACAGCTCCATTGTTATTTAAAACAATAGTGAGTCCAGGGCAAAGACAAGTAATTGTTTCAAAAAGTTCTTTAATAACTTTAATATCAACTTCTGTTTTTGAGAAAAACTCTTCGCTTGGCCTCCATTGAATAAAAGTTCCCGTTTCATCTTGACAAGAACCAGTTTTTCTTGACGAAAACTCTCCTTCATTGAATAAAATTGTTTCGAAAGAATTATTTCTATAAGTAGTAACTTCTAACCAGTGAGAAAGAAAGTTTGTAATTTTACTACCTATACCGAATGAACCAAGACTGGTTCCTTCATAAGCACCATCTTCTCTATATTTACCAGAAGTGTTAAGTACGCTAAATGCCGCCTCTAAAATTGTTTTA